CGAAGTCGCGGAGTTTGCTCAGCTTTTGCTGAACCAAGTGTTCCCAATTTGCGGAAAACTCAGTTGTGAAAAACTGCGGAATTTGAGTAGTAGCAGACATAATTTTATCTCCTTGTGGTTTTGACTAGACCGCGCCTCCGCGCTGCCCAATCGGTTGTGGTTTTCTCTTGTCCCTCGGCTTACCGATTATCCGCGCCGTGCGGGTCGTCGGCCTTGTGGGTGCCGTAGGACAGGCTCACTTACAGGAGTTGTCTGCCTAACTATCCCCGCTTTATCGCTGCTTTTTGGGTCTAGTCAAAACTTTTTTCGACTTTTTTACAGCCTCGTTGACCAGCTTGTAATGCGTCACCGGATACACCTTTTGCGCCGACCGCACCCGATAGCGTCGGCTCTCCACCGCCCCGCGTTTCAACGCCAAGGCGACCAAAATTTTCGTTGCCGTCACCGATTTCCCCAAATCTTCGGCCAACTGCTTGACCGTCTTCCATCCCTCCGGCACTTGATCCACGGGCTTATCCTCCGCCAGCACCTCACACCACCGCGCCAAGTCTGCATCTGCTTTATTTTTCATAATGGAATCCGGTAATGCGGATCAAACACCGCCACGTTCACCGTGCAATGCGTCCCGTTGAAATGCCCATAAGCTGCCGCGTGCCTCCACCCCAGCGTTTGCCTACGGCCAATACTGTAATCGACATCCAAGCGAATCCCGCAGCCAATCGTCCAACCAATCGCCCGCGCATGAATCCGCGCACTTTCCATAGCGACGCGGTGGGTATGGCCCATCACCACCGACTTGCCCACCATCTCCGCCAAATCCCGCGCCGCGGAAACATTATAGAGCGCCCCGTGGGTAAAAAACGTATCCCCCAAGGCAAACATCCCATCGGGATGCACCCCCTTGTAAGGGATCACGTGGCACTTGAGCTTGCCCATTTCCTTCTCAATCCGCTCCAGCACCCCTTGCGCCGCCGCCGCGTGCAACGCATTAGGCGAATTGACCAAATGCTGCAAACGCGCCTCATGGTTGCCAAAGAGATAGACATTAGGCTTCAACTCCCGCAAGAAAGCCAAACCCTGCATCAGATCATCAGCCACGCTGGCCGAATAATCCCCGCCATCCGGATCACGCCGCGCCCCCGAGCGCATCGCCCGGCAGTCAATCGCGTCGCCCAAGTGTAGCACAAAGTTCGGCTTCCACGCCTCGCGCAAACGCAGCATCGCGTCCAACGCCCGCGGGTCGGCCTCCGCCCCATGCGTGCATGAGACTGCCAAATACTTCTGCCAGCCTTTGGTCTTATTGGCCATCAGCTTGCGCTGGTCAGCATCCGGCGCACCTGATCCACCACTTCGGGATCACCGTCCTGATACCGGGCATACATCGGATTAGCCTTATTGGTCATAATATCCCGCGCCCGCGCCCGGCTGCTGCTGGCCGTGGTCTGGTCGCCCGCCACCAACTTGTCATCGCTAAGCTTCTCTGCCAGCGAGACAAACGCCTTCACCACCTCCGGGTCAACAAAGCCCCGGCTCAAAGGATTGGCCCCCACCGTCAGCGCCGCCCGCTTGGCCAGCGTGATCTTCTCATCCATCTTATCCCCATACACCCGCTTCAACTCCTCGCGCCCGGTTTCAAGTTCCTGCTGCGCCATGCTGATCGCGGCCTGCTGCATCAACTGCTGCCGCTCCAAGTCAAACTTCACCAAATCCTGCAACGCCGCTGCCGGGATATTATGCTTATGCGCCACCTCCGCCACGCGCTTGGCCGACTGCTCATCCCACGAAAAACCCTCCGGCAACTGCTCCGGCTTGATCTTGTAATCCTCCGGCTTGTCCGGCACCCCGAGCGTCTTGCGCCACGTGGCCCATTCCTCCGGCGAGGATTTTTCATCCGGAGGCACCACCGCCTTGGCCTTTTTGCCCAGCAGTTGCTCCAGCCCTTGATAACTTTTCGCCAGCGACTCCACATCCGCCGCGTCATTGCGCCAGAATTTCTCCGGCAACCACTCCGGCTTTTCTACGCCTTGTGCTCCCGCATCCTCTCCGCCCTCTTTGGTGCCCGTGGTGCCCGTGGTTTCCGTGGCCAGCAAGGTTTTCTCGCCTGCTGCGGCTCCCGGCATCGCCGCTTGCGCCACTCCTTGATCATTGCTGCCGTTACTTTCTCCGCCTGCATTGTTATTTGTATCCATAGGTTTTGACTAGACCCGCCGAAAAAATCAGCGCGTCACTTGGGTTTTGGGTTTTTCCACGTCGGCATCGCCTTTGGTCGGCAACGTCAACTTGTGTTCGATAAAAAGCATCACCTCGCGCTGCCCATCCCGCAGCGCCGCCGCCAGCGCGTCATACCGCTGCATCGGCGACCGCTCAAAGGCCGGACGATCCACGCGGAAATACGCCCGCAAATTGGCCAGCACCTTGCGTCCATCCTCCGAGTTAAAAACCCGATGGTAAGCATTGATCACCCGCTGCCGCTCCCGCTCCCGTTCTAAATCCGGATCGCTCATGCAATCTCCCGGTTGACCAGCATCCCCAGCATTGAATCCTGCTTCACATTGCCCGCTTTGCCCGCGGCCTCCGCCATCTGCATCATCTGCTGCTGCTGCGCGGCTTGCGCTTGCGCTTCGGCCCGTTGCGCCCGCTCCTCATCCACCCGGTCTTTGTCCTTCATCCAGCTATCCGGCAACCCGTCATTGCGCGACGTATCCCGGCTAATCGCGTCAAAATCATAATTATCCAGCACCTCCGGTCGGAACTGCGCAATCATCGCATTGCGTTCCAGCGACCGCGACAACGCCAGATTTTGCATCGCCCGGATGGCCAACGCCACACGGGAAACATACGTCACCTCCGGCTCCGGGATCACCAGATTACCCATATCATCCTGCACCGCCGCTTCCGCGGGAGGCTGGGGAAACTTACCGTCCCGAATCAAAATGCCAAACACCGCCCGCAACATCGGCGTCAGTAACTCCGTAGTTTTCCGGCTAAAGCTCGGGGAAAACTGCACCAGCTTTTCACTGGCCCGCTCCGCGACCTCCGTCGCCGTCATCTGCTTCTGAATGTCCGAAAACATCCGGAACATATCCACGTGCATGGCCCGGTTGATCGCTTCGGTTTTCCGGTTCTCCCGATCCAGCCCGATATTGTAATCCCCCGCCGTCGCCCACTCCTTCGGAAAAGCGTTCGGGTTTTGCGGATCAAAATACGTCACCCCGCCCGCCCGCAAATCAATCTCCCCTTCATGCGTCGCCGGGATCGCCAGCCTTGGAAACGCCTTCACCTCCGCCAAAGCATCGAGTTGCTTGCACAAGAAATTCAGTTGCCGCGCCTCCGGCAGCGCCCGCCACGCCGGAGATACCCCATACGGCCCCACCGTATGCTTGTCATGCCGCCCGGCAAAAAAAGGCTTCTCATCATAGCCCCCCTCGCGGCACACATGCTTATTAGCCGCTTCCACATAGATACTGGCCCACGGCTTATTCGGCCCATCCTCCTTGCCCTTTTGACGATCCTTCGGGTTCCGCGGGTAAATGGCATGGATAAACTTATGCTTTACCGTCCCACCCTTGCCCTGCTCCCGATACGTCGCCAGCGCCTTCCGCAGTTTCTCAGAAAGATACTCCTCGCCAAACTCCCCCGCCGCCTGCTCCACGGTCAACTCCAACTCCCGGAACACCGTATCCACCTGCCCCTCATCATCCTCCGCAATGGCAAACGTCCCGATTTCAAACCGCGTGAACACCACCGGATGCGTCTTGCCGCGACGAGCAAACAGGCAATACGTCCCAAACACCGAATCATCGTAATACACCTCATGCACCTCGCTGTAAAAATTCGAGGTGGCCAGCAACTTCTGCGCAATCTCCGTGCAACGGCTATACCACGCCTTCGCCTTATCATGCGTCACCCCGCGAGGAGGCTCAAAAGCAAACCACCGCGCATCGGCAGGCGTGATATACGCCAATTGCCCATTGGCCAGCGTCGCCGCCGCCTGCATCGCCGTCGAATCAAAGAGCACATCAAAACGGCTGGTATCCGGTTGCGTCCGCTTGCTGGTAATCTCCGCCCGGCGCGGCAAGAAATACTCGCCCAACTCCTGCCAGACCGTCTCCCACGTCGCCCGCTCCGCCACCAACTCCGCGTGACGCGACAAGACCCAATCCGCCAAAGCCGTTTGATCCTTCATGCGTTTAGACTAGACCTACCAGACCATCAGCCCAGCAGACTGGAGGCACCCGTCACCGGGTTAGTGTAGCCGCCCGTATCGCCCGCCATCCGCGACTTGCGAAAGCCTTGGCGACGGTAAGCATCCATCCCCTGCTGCGCATTTTGCTCCGCCGCGCCCTCGTTCATAAACGTTGGTGCCGGAGGCGGTGGAGGAGGCGGATCGGGAGGCTTCGGCATTTCAAACTTCGGCATCGGAGGCGGCGCACTGCGCCCACCACCACCGCCAAAATTGCGCCTCATGGCCACATCAATTTTCGAGTTGTCGTAATTTCTCATAGCTCAGGATTTCCAGTAATTTTGTGATGGAATAAAAACGCAACCTGCCATCGCGCTTTCGCTCCCACGCCACAAGCCGTAACGGAAATGGCTGATAGCGCAATAGTTTTTTGACTAGACCCAGCGGCGAAGTTTTCCCCGTCTGCGCATAGGCATAGATATACCACGTATCACACCGTTCCACGGGAAACACCTGCCACGGGTTATTGATCATTGCAGGCTCCGCCCCGCTCGGCACCGGACGCGCCATTAGCATCTCCGTCGGCGTGGCAAACACATAGCCGTTGAGCAAATACGCCTGCAAATCCTCACCAAACGTCCGCGGGCTATCCACATCGTAAAGGTCATAGATTTGTTTCGCCGGAGCCTTCATCGCCGCACCACCGTTGTTCGGTTGCTATCGCGCAACCCCGTCAGCACCGTCACCGGGCTACGCGGCGCACTCGACACCTTGAGCATATTGGCCATCTCCGCCTCCGCCACCATCCGCAGCGCATCCGCCGCATGGCTCGACCAATCATGCACAGGCTCATTGATCACCAGCCCCGTGCTGCTCGCCCGCTTGTAATGATAACTGGCCAGCGCATGCAACCCCGCCTCGCAATGCGGCAAGCGGAAGGTAAATCGCGGCATCATCTGCCGCAGCCGATTGATGCCCACCCACACATCATGCGTCCGCGGGCAAATCTTCGTATTGGCCAGCCCCGCCTCGCGCAACTCCTGCTCAAAACTCCGCCCGCTCGTATTGGTCGCCGCCGCATCATGCGGCAAGTAATGCGCCCCAAAGTTGTAACCCTTGGCCAGCATATGCGCCACCCGCTGCACAGGCGTCTTGTCCAAATCCACATCGCAATCAATCACCCGTATCTCCGTGCCGATCATCTGCCAATACCACGTCACCACATTGACCGGGCTACCCAAGTCCCAACTCGTATGCACCAGCGCACTTTCATCAATCCGATGCTGGCTAATGCCCCCGCTGGCCCGCAGCTTATCGAGCAAATCGGCATAAATCGCTCCCTCCACTGGCGAGCGAAAACACTCCGCCATCGTGGTGGGGAACTCCCGATAAATAAACATCCCCAAATCCCGCGCCTGCCGATCATACCAAAGCCGCTGCTCCGGCGAAAACCTATGCCCCGTCTCCCCCTCCATCTCATCTAAATACTTGGCCACCTCCGGGTTGATCGTCGCCACATCCCCGGCCAGCACATACGTGGCATCCGTCCACCACGGGAAAAACACCACCCGCCAATCCTTCTTGGTCTTCGCCTCCTCCGGCGTCTCCAGCGCCTTGCGCACAATCTCCCAAAGATGCCCCCCGCGCCCCCCCTTCCACGTCGTTTCCACGATGATGGCCCCATGCTCCGCCGAGGGAATCGCCCCGGTTAGAATCTCCTCCGACCGCTTCGGATCATCGGCTTGGATCACGCCCCACTCCGAAAGGTGCAACCAGTTATTCGTGCCACCCCGCGCCCGCAGTCCCGCAAAAAACGAGGAGGTGGACTGTCCACTCACACTCACTTCAAGAATGCTGCCGCTATCGCGCACCCGCTCCACATGCGCCAGAAACTCCGTGGGCATATTCTCCAGCGCCACCTTGGCAATCGTCGCCAGCTTGCGCTCCGCATCCGCCGCCGTCTGATCCACCAGCGAGCACTGCGTCCCCGCATTAAAAAGCATCTGATCAGTCAACAGCACATCCAACGCCGTGCTCATCCCCAGCCGCCGCGCCTTCAAGATAATCAGCCGCCGCACCCCCTCGACAAAAAGCATATCAAAGACCCGCTGCTGCTCCGGCCTTGGCACAAAACGGATCACCCGCCCATCATCCGCCCGCTTAATATGGTAGAGGTTACGCAACCTCCACAGAGGATTAGACAGGTTTTGGCTCATCCGGATTATTCACCAACTTGCCCAAAAACGCCTCCAGTGCATCCGTTGCCCCATGCTTCACCTCCTGCTTATCCGGCTCCGCTAGTCCCAAGAGCTTGATCAACTCCCGCACCGCCCCCGTCGCCGCCGCACAATCCTCCCGCGCCAGCGCCCGGTCATGAATGCGCTCCAGCTTCTCCGCCGCCCGCGCAATCATCACCTCCTTCTGCCGCATCCGCGACGCCCGCGCCAACTCATTGGCTTTTGCGACATAGCTTTCAGCCGTCCGCTTGCACACCCGCCATTGCCCGTAACATTTCGCAAGCAACTCACTATAACGCACGCCCCCCAGCACCCACTCCGCGACGGTGTGAATGCGCTGCTCCAAATCGACCTCAGCAGTTGATGGCATAGCGTGATCCTACACAGGAAACGGGACAAAAGTCTTGACCAAGTTTTGACTCGCCCCCCTTAAATATCCCCCGTTATTCACCGCACTTAAAACGGAATATCCTCATCAGTCATTTCCGAGGTGGGCTTTGCCTCCGGCTTCGGTGCCGCCGCCTCCGTCCGCTTTTCCAGATTACGCCAGTTGCCGATAATCGGCCCCCGCTCCCCGGCCAGCCGCCTTTCCTTGCCCACGTCCTGCACCACATACCCATCATTGCCATATTGATCCTTGCCCTCCTTATTATCAAAGAGCACCAGCCCCATATACTTGCCGCCCGTCTTGCCCTCATGGAGCAACGACTTGTCGATCTTCATCACGTTAATGTTCAGTGTAATCATAGATTGTCCTTTGCAAAAAAGATGCAGCAGGTTCCCGCTTTTATGCGGTTACGGGAACAGGCGTCATGCTCACTAGGCAAACAATGGCCCGCCGCTTTACCAGACTGCTGCAAAAGATTCATCGCCGTTTTGTTTTGACTAGACCGCGACGAAAAAACTGTGGGTTTCGGTGAATCCACGCGACGGCCACGCCCGCGTTATGCACATCCTTGGCATGCACGGCTTCATCACTGACCACGCCGTGATCTTGCAGAATGTTAATCACCGTCACCTCATCCTCGTGCATCTCTTGCGCGATATAATCCTCTAGCGAATTGCCCATATCCTCCCCTTTTCGCACAGTGGTCAATGCCCCCCGCGGAAAAACCCCCGTCACCTCATCGGCCCGCAAGTTCATTTGCTGGCCTCCTTCGCGTAGTCGCGCACTGCCTTGATAAACTCGCACGCGGTTTCGTCGCACTGATTGTTCAGCCACGCTTCGCAATCTTCGGCAATAAGTTCCAAGTCGCGGCGGTATTGGTTGCGCTCGCGCTCCAGCTTGCGGGCAAAGTCCACGCTGACTCTGCCTGTCCCGAATTGGGCCGCGTCCGTCTCCGGTGTTGGCGATTTGTCCTTTTCCGCGCTCATGCTGCCACCCCCGTAATCTGCCGCTGCAAATCGGTGATTTGCTGCTTGAAGCCCCGCATTAAGTCCTTGGCCTCCGGTTTCAATTCTCGCTCCCAAGGCTTATCAGCCCGGCGCATCCAGTTTTTTTCATCCCCCCGGATTCGTTCAATTTCGGCCTTAGCGGCCTCGATACGCTTTTCCAAGCTCCAGACGCCCTCCGGTCTAGTCAAAGCCTTGGCGGCACCATTCTGCGCAAAGGCGGTGCCTCTGGCATTGGCCAACCACTTGTTGCCATACGCTTTAAGCGCATTGCGCCAATTTCGCATCGGTTGCCCATTGCGATCCGTCCACTCTCCGTCCGGGGTAATCGGGCGACTTTCGGCCTCATCAAAAAAAATCTCCGCCACTTGGGCATCCACGCCCATCAACTTCGCCGCCTCCAACACCTCCCCCCGCGTCGGTGTCTCCGCCACAATTACGTTAGTAATTGTTTCTCTTTCCTTTCCTTTATCATTCCCTTCTCTTTCCCATTCCCTTTCCGTTGGGTTGTTGCTTGGGTTTTGCTTGGGTTGTGCTTGGGTTTTGCTTGGGTTGTGCTTGGCCCCGTTGTGCCGGGACGCTTGTTTTTTTGCTTCGGTTTTGGCGCTTCCACCTCTTTTGCCAGCCTCGCGGCGAGCCTTCACTTCTTCCTCCTTAAAGTCGGGATAAAACGCCACGCAAAGCGCCTCGCCCTCCCAACGCCACAACGCGCACTCCTCGCGCACCTCCGCCAGCGTCACCCCAAGAGTCTGCTGCCACTGGCGATCCTTCCAGCCGCCGCAGCCTTCGATTTTGCCGCCATTCTCCTGCTCGCAACAATACGCCAGCAAATTCAGCCACGTAGCCCGTTGCACCGGATCACAGCCGACATACTCCGCCGAACGCAAGGTTGTCGTTTTCAAGTTCAGCCAAATCATGGCTCCACCTCCATAGTTAGGTATTTCATAAAGCTTCTTTCATCGTCACTTCCAGATACGGCCCCTCCACCCGGCACTTCTCAGCCACCAGTTGATCCACCAAGCCATCATCGGCCAGCCAGCCCGCAGGCCCGAGCGCATCGAGCACCCCTTTGAGCAAATTATCAATGTCCGGCCTTTTCCCATGCCGCCGCTCATGCGGCCTTGCCTTCGTCCGGCCAAAGGCAAACTTCACCTTCACCAGCACCGGAAAATCAATCGGCTTGCGCGGCGCATACACCCGCAGCCGTGCCACCAACAAATCTTGCGCCACCTTCACCTTCTTTTTGGTGAAAAACATCGGCCTGCCATTACGCACCATCACGCCCTTCTGCTGCGCCGTCGCCGTATTCGGCTCACCCTCCACAATCGCCGTGATCATGTCAGTGGCACACCCCCGCGCATCCGGCCCTGCTGCACCCGCTTCTGCGCCCGGCTTGGCGTATAACCCACCGCCACCAGCCCCGCCGCAAGCACCTGCTCCGGCACCGCATCGGCCCGGCCCAGCAAGTGATCCAGATGCGGCCAACGATCCGCCACCGTGCGCATGGCAAACATATCCCACCACACCACCGCCGCCACCGCCCCCCGCAACGGCTCCTCCAAAGCCAGCACCCGGTCACGCCACATCTCCGGCGTCACCCCCGCGGCCCAGCGCACCGCATAATCTGTTTTGACTAGACCACTCATGATTGTTCCCCCCCTGCATCGACCAGCGCCGCCAGTCCACTTTGCGTCACCGCGCACACGATCACCTCATGCCCGCAGTCACTTTTGCGCGTCCGGCCCGTGTCCGCGATCCACCCGAGATCACGCAACTCCCCGCACCGCTTCCAATAGCAAGCCCGCGACGCATACAGCCCCGTCGCCTTGCCTGCCTCCTCATCACTCAGCCCCTCCGCCGCCTCGGCAAACGCCGAAAGCAACCGCTGCCGCTGGCTCCCCCAACGCAGCCGATTCTTTGGCGACTCCGCCGCCATCCGCGACGTAGCCGGATCAGTCGGTCGCACAAACGACGCCAACTCAAACGGGAAATCGTTGCTCATGGTCGCACCTCCCTCTGCCTATTTTTCAAGCGAGTAATCGCCGCCTTCAAAGCCGCAATCCTCCGCTCCAACATCGGCACACCTGCACACTTGCGCCGCCACATCTCGCGCTGGCAACGGATAGCATCCATATCCTTCACCACCACTTGCAACGCCTCCACATGCTCATAAGCGGCAAGCTCTCGGGCAAGCGCATGCGCCAGTTGCTTGCGCAGGCTCGCATTTCCCGCCTTCATTCTCGCAATGCGTTCTTTCTGCGTCATAGCACCCCCTCCGCTTGGCGTTGCGCCCACGCCGGAAGCCCCAGCGCGGTAATCTCCCGCGTAAAGCCCGGCCACTCATCGGTAGCCATGCAATGCCGCACCGCCGCCAAATCCCGGCGATACTCCAGCCGCCCCATCTCAATAGCGTCCGCCTCCAGCGCATACACCGCCACCGCATAAGGAGCCTGCTTTTCCACACAGACAAACAAAAACTCGCTCCTTTCAATCCCCAGCAACTCGCACAGATCGAGATAATACGCCGCCTGCACATGATAGCGATACGCCATCACACTCTTGGCCATCACCTCCGCATCGGCACACTGGCAACTTTTAATGTCCACCAGCACATTGCCACTCTCCGGCAGCGCATCCACCCGCGCCTTGCGCAACATCCCGTCCGCATCGTTCGCAAACAGCGAGCACTCCGTCCGCGCCTTGGCCAGAATCCGCCGCACCGCAGGATGCGCATGCACACTATCCCGCATCCCCGTGATCGTCGCCGCCTCCTCCGCCGAAATAATCGGCAGCGATTGCGCCACTCGCCACTCCTTGCCCTCCTTCGTGGCAAAATTCATGCCCTCCGGTTTCACCACCCACGCCCCGGCCACCGTCTCCGGTTCCAGAATCGCCCGGTGAATCATCTGCCCCAGCCGCATCGCAGGCGTCTGCTCCTCTGCGATCCGCCCCTCCACCTTCGCCTTGTAATGCGCAGGCGTCCGCGGTGGTGCGATCCAATCCAGCATCGACTTACTAATCCCCTCCGCAGCGCGGTATTGCGCCTCCGGCAACGATAGGATGCCTGTATTCATTCTGCCCCCTCCTCATCGTCATAAGGATCAAACGGCACGCCAAACGACGCCATACAGCCGCGCTCATGCGCCCGCTCCATGTCCCCCTCCCGCTGCTCATCTTGGCAACGATCATCAAAGTCATAATCACTCATTGCGCCTCCTCCTCAAAAAGACTTCCCGTGGCCTTGTCCGCCAACGCCGCCCGCTGCGAGCTATCCCCCGCCGCCTCCGGCGCATCCTCCTCCGGCAGCACCACATTCGTAGCCACCACCCGGCCCCGCGCCTGCTTCACTTGGTAATCCGACACTTCCTCCCGGATACCCAGCCCCCGCAACGCATCCGGGAACGCATCCCGCAACGCCCAGCTACGCGCCCGCATCTGGAGCATCCGTGCCGGGTATTGCTGCCACGGCCCACTCTTGCCCCACAGCCCCGCTCGCTTCGCGTCCGCCTCGCTAAACGTCCGCACCACCGCACTGCGATCCTTCCGCCGCACCGTGCATTTCGCCGCTTCGCCCTCCATCGTCTCCTCAATGTCGAGGAATGCCGGGTGCGACGCCACCAACGCCAACGCCGCATCCCCATAGATACACGGCTTGCCGTTAATAATCGCAATCGACTGGAGCGCCTGCATCGGGGCCAGCCCCAACTCCAACCCATGCTGCACCGCCACCATCACCGCCTCCGGCGAGTTAAACCCCTTCGGCGCAAGGCCAGAGTTCACTACGGCTTTACAAAACCGTGCCATCTCATCAAACGAGCGCAACATCACCCCGTTCTTATCCAGCGAGATATCCACCGCTGCCTTCGGCTTCTGGTCTAAAACCAGTTGCCCATTTGCTTCATTTTGCATACTTATGTTTTTCTCCATTAGCCCGTCGGCGCGGCATGCTGCGTCGGCGGGTATTTTATTTGTTGATTGCATGCCTCAAAACCTCATCGACCTGTTGCTGTAATTGCGCAGCAGCCAGCGCGACCACCGCTCATTCTCGTAGCACCGCGCCCAGCCCCGCAGCCACCCCCGGCCATACGCCAGCACCAGCGACGCCGCCCACAGCAGCACCACCGCCACCACCGCCAAATAATCCTCCCTCATCGTGCCACCTCCTCATACGACGCCCCGCGCAACTTGCGATACACCGCCACCGCCTCGCGGATATTACCCCGCATATACACACTATGGCGCATCCTCCACCAACGCCGCACACACTCCAAAAGCGCGGCCCGCGCCATGATCATCTCATCCAGCGTAAAGCCAGCATCCACCTTGTAATTGTATCGTTTCATAAATTAGCGCATCTGCTTAGCCAGCCACCGCATATAGCGACGGCTCATGGCCGCGGTAAAACTCCCCCGCGACCCATGCACATCCTCCCCCTGCTCCTTGAGCCACGCCCAAATCGCCGCGTAATCCCAGCCCTTCGAGCGCAACGCATTCACCGCGGGAAGCCACCGATCCAGATTGCGCTTCTTGCGCCCCTCACACCGCGAAGCCTTCGCCTCCAACGCCTGCCGATACAGCCTATCCGCCGTCATCGCGCCCCCCTTGCTACCTTCTTCTGCAAACTTTTATTTCCCCCGCCTTGGGTGTCTGACACCCGATCCAAAAAAATAGTGGCGGCTTCCCGCATGATAAAAGCCAGCGACCGCCGTTCA